AAAATATATGAGACCATATATGATTTAGTTGCTATACGCCAAACCGCCCATGCCCGACATAACTCTCAATACATTGTAGTTAGTAGCATACACACGGACTTTAGCGGTTTTAGTGCCCTCAACAGTTGCATTAGAGAGCACAAGCTGTAATGTAGCATTATCAATTCGCGAAAAGTTGCAACTGCCTGAAGGTTGGTGTTCTTCGGGGCGAAGAGCGAACGAATATACATTAATACCAGTGTCGGGGTTGCGAGTGTGATGTTGGAAAGGTTGCACGAGGTCAAAATAGGTGCCTTCTCGTTCAGAGAATCGGTCCTGTCCATTTAACTGGAGTTTGGCGGTAACCACAGGATTATCACCCCAGCAATGCATATCCAAAGACGTTTCGGTTAATACAAAGGTTCCAGCATCAGACACAGTTGAATCTAAACCACTTTGACCTAAATTAGGAAGGTTATAACTAGTAGTACCACCACCACCACTATTCCACCAAGCATTTGAAGTACCAACAGGGTCATCTTGTGCTCCAGCATTTTGGAATAATCCAGATGCATCAATAAAAGAATTAACCGTTGCAGCAAGTGATTGAGGACCACCAAACGCATGAATAGCATTGGGTAAAGCATCAACAGCGTCGGTATAGTTAAAGGGTTGGCACCCTAAAGTTCTATAAAGAACTTGGGTGGGATCCAAAGACGAGCAATAATCAACATTTTGGTCGGATTGAACAACCCATATAAGTTCTTTGCACGGGTGATTAAAATTAAGTTTAATTTTATTGGAAGAACTGCCAACAGATTCATCGCCTGTAAATTGTAATTGTTCAATCAAATATTCGTGAGGGTTCTGTGCCATACGACGTCTCTCATCCGTATCAAGGAACACATAATCAACATATAAAGAAGCAGCCACAAGCGACTGATTGTATGCTTGGGTCACCCTAGTGCCACTACCACCCGATGTTAAAGAAGATACTGCCCATAAACATTCATCGATAGGGCGAAGGTCCAAATTAATTTTAACTTCGTGATATTGGAGAGCAATCAACGGAAGAGCAAGACCAGGGTTACGGCAATACCAAAACTGCAAAGGAACATACAACGTAGTTTCCGGGAGAGCATTACGAGGAGCACACACTTGGCGGGGAGAGTTGCTATCACAAGGGCCATCAACATTATTAAAAGACGGATCAGTAATAAATGTTAATTGCGTGGTATTTCCCACCATCTTGTAGTATCCACGTTGTTGTTCTTTGGAAAGAGTGAGTTGATTCCAAATGTGCATCCAGTCACCATATTGTCGGTCAATACGTTGGCCTCCAATCTCGACCTCAACTTGAGAAACTATTTGTTCACCAGGGAAATCCAACCAACGAGCATAAACTGCACCAGCAGTATTTTTCATAGCTTGATTAATTTCAGGCAACGTCACTTGAAGATACGTGCGATAAGCAAGATCTCCATTTCGACTAATTGTACAAGTGACTCTTCGACCAAAATCGGCCTGTCCATTAAATGTTTGTTCAATAGATTCCATTGCAAAATTAGTGTGTCTACGATATGTTACTTTCCAAAAAGTAATCTGAGGATTACCTGTAAGATAAACATCTTGGGCGCCATAAGCGACGAGTTGCATTAATCCACCTCCCATTTATAATATTGCTAAAGAAAATAATTTCTTGGAAAAAATTTAATATAAACTTAATTAATTAATCTATTTTATTAAAATCAAAGTTTTTTTCTATAAATTTAATTATATAATCATCGGCAAACACCTCTTTTTTACCTTCATGTTTTTTTATAAAAGTATATATTTCATTATGTTTTTTTATTTCCCATCCATCATTCAAAGCATTATATAAAAATAATGCTTTTTTTAATAGTATATTAGAGATTGTCATATTTTTATTTATATCAATATTAATATCCATATTATTTTTTACAAAGAAAGTTTAAATCAACTTTTACCTAAATAGCTAAATTTTATATAAAAATATATAAATTATATAAAAAATAAGTATTTAATAAATATTAAATTAAATACTTATTTTAATAGTTAAATAGAATGCCTATATTTAAACAAAAAAATACAAAAAAATTGTCTGTTAATAAAAATAGCATTACTACATTAGATAGTAAACATACAGAATTAACAGAAGAATTCGAAAATGATTTAAAAATTATATTACCTAGATTAAAAAATGAAAAAAAAATATTAAATAATAAATTATTAAATACCAAATTATTAATTGATGAACGGATTGATTTACAAGAACAGCTAAATATTATTAATAAAACTATTAAAGATATTAAATTTAAAAAAAAACAATACTATTTACAAAATTCTAAATATATATTTGATTATTTTGAAAATAAAAAACAAATAACTAATTGTACTACTCAAACAAAAAAAATAGCTTGTTTTTTTAATATAAAATCACACGATAATATTAATAATATTACTAGTATTAATAATTTAAATGTTCAAAAATATTTGAACAATGTAGATGAAGGATTTTTTGATATTAATAATTATATTATTCAAAAAGATATATGCAATTATTGTAAAAATGGCGAGTTAGTATCAATAGATAATGAAGGTATATTAGTATGCACAAATATATCATGTGGAAAAACTATTAAATATTTAGTAGAAAATGAAAAACCATCATATAAAGAACCACCAAAAGAGGTATGCTTTTATGCATATAAAAGAATTAACCATTTTAGAGAAATATTATCACAATTTCAAGCAAAAGAAACTACTAAAATAGATGATAGTATATTAGAAAATATTAAACATCAAATAAAAAAAGAAAGAATAACAATAAAGGATATAACTAATAAAAAAATGAAAGAAATATTAAAAAAATTAGAATATAATAAATATTATGAACATATACCATATATTAATGAAAAAATAGGCATTAAACCCCCGGTAATGTCATCTGACTTAGAAAGCTTATTATCAAATTTATTTACAGATATTCAAGGACCATATGCTAAACATTGTCCTGAAGATAGGATTAATTTTTTAAATTATTATTATACTGTTTATAAATTATGTGAATTATTAAATGAAGATGAATTTTTACCATATTTTCAACTATTAAAGGATAGAGAAAAAATGATAGAGCAGGATGAAATATGGAAAAAAATATGTCATGAATTAAATTGGGAATTTATATCTACTGTTTAAGATAATATATTAATGAGGGAAATTGACTAAATTAAATCCTATTCCCATACCAGCACCATTTCTTGCACTTACAGCCATACTAGGTAAATATGTATCTAAAATACTAAATGTTGCTGCTGCAGATAACGCAATTAAAGCAACTTCATCTAATGCTAAACTTTTCTTGGGTATAGCAAATGCAACAATGGCAACCATTAAACCCTCTACCAAATATTTTATAACTCTCTTAACAAATTCATTAATATCTAAATAATCTCCAATATTAACCATTATATTAATTAATTAGAAAATAATATTATATTAATATAAATACTTAAATAATGTATATACTTATTAATTATTATGTCAAATTCAAAAAATATTACATATCCAACTAACTATGATGGTATAAAAAATGATAAGTATATTGATTTATTAGATGAAGATAAACCTATTGCGGGACAAGCATTTTGTTGTATTTCATTTATTTCACCAGAACAAATTATAAAACAAAAAGAAATGTTCTATATAGATGAATTTATTAAAGATTGGGATCTATCAAAATCATTTGAAAAATTTAACCAATTTTTAAATTTTATTAGCTATAAATATAGTTTAAGTTTTGAAGATTTAATGCAAGATATGACTTCATTTATTGCTACTGAAGGAGCTGAAATGCGAAAAAATAATTTATTAGATGATTATAAAAATTTTTTAGATAAAAATGAAACTAAACTTGAAAACGCATTTAACGCATTAAATCATTTTAAAACTAGTGTGCGTGGAATAAAAATGCGTGGTGGTTTTCCTTCTCAACCTGAAGCAGAAGCTAGAGCCAAGATGTTAAGAGAATCTGATCCAAATCATGATGTATATGTGGGGCCTGTTGGAATGTGGATGCCATTTCATCCTGAAGCATATAAAACTGGAAGAGTTGAATATTTAGAAACAGAGCTAAATCAGTTAATGCACGAAAAAACAAATAATGAAGCTAGAGCTAAAGATGATTTTGATAATCGTATTAAAGAAGCAAGAACAAAGGCTATGGAAGATAATAAAACAAAAGCACTTGAAAGTGGTAATAAATTAACACAAGTTTTAAACACTGATGGAAATTTAGTTAATATAAGAAATATCAATTTAAATGATTGCGATAATGAGGATGATGAAGAAAAAACTAGACCTGAACCATTGGTTAATATTCAAACTAAATTATTTGTAGATGATAATATTTCAACATCTATATTTAATATAAATTCTAAAGAAGAATAAATATATATTACCATTTTTTTTTAACATTTATCTTTGGTCCTGAACCACGTTTTTTTATATTTTTAGGATCATATGTATCATCTTCATCATCTGATCCAATATTTTTAGATAAATCCCAAAATTCCTTAGATCCTAATTTAAAATCTGGATGTTCTTCTGCTTTATACCAAAAAATCTGGTCATGCAATTTATTAGATTTTGAATTATTATTTATTACAAGACATTCAAAATTTTCAGTGCATTGGTCCATCACTTGACAAAAGCTTTCAAATGTTGGAAACATTCCAGCATAATTTTCATATATTCTTTTTCTATTTGCAATGTATGGTTCTCTTAAAATAAATACAAAATCTATATTTGTTCTAAGATTTGGAGGAACACCTAATGGATATTGCATAGTAATAATTAACATTATTTTCCAATGTCGTCCATTCATGAATAATAAACGCATCATTTTATCTTTTGTCCAAGAAGCGTCATATAAACAATCATCAAGTATTACAAATGCTCTAGCATCAATATTACTTTTTTTATACGATTGAAGTTCTTTTTTAATTTGTTTTAATACTATTTTTTGACGTTTTAATATATTTTCAATAATTACTATATTATATTCATCGTGTATAAATAATTTTGGAACATGTGTGCTATAAAATCCATTCCCTGCTTCAGTACCTGATATAACTGTCCCTATTGGAATATCTTGATGATAATATAATAAATCTCTAACTAAAAAACTTTTACCAGTATCTCTCCGTCCAATTAATACAATTACTGGTCCTTTATTTTCATCTGGTCTAAAACTAATACGACTCATATCAAATTTTTTTAGTTCAAGTGTCATTAATATAATAAATATAATAATAAATTATTTATAACGAATACAAATTATTATAATTACTAAAATATTATATTATATATAATATTTTCTACTAATTTATATATATGAATTCTTCTAACTTTATTAAAAGTATAAATACACATAAAAAATTAATTGTCATGGTAATAATTTTAATAGTATATATTATATTTATATCTATATTATTTACTCATAATACAACAACTATAATTAATAATTATAGTAGTCTTTCTATAATATGTTCATTATTTGGCGCATTTTTAATAATTATGATATTTTTTTTTATTAAAAAAAAAGAAGATGATACAACTAGTTCAATAGAATCAAGTTATACATTATTAAATTATATTTTTAAACTTATATCATCTATATTAATTGCTGGAGTTATTATAGGAATTATTATAGGAATAATATATTTTATGAAAAATACACCAGCTATTGCAAATGCCACCATTTATGTATTAAATTTTTTAATAATAGGTATATTCCTTTTATTTATATTAAAGTTGTTTTATGTTATTATTTTTAAGAATAAAGAACCTTCAAAAATATCATCAATATTTTTGCGATTATTATGTTTTATTAATAAAAGTATAAATAGAATAATTTATGAATATAATATTACAACTTGGTGGGCTGTTGCATTTTTACTTATAGAAATATTTTTAATATTTTTAAGGATAGTTCTCCCTAAATTTTTAAATTCGATTATAGAGCATGACTCCATTGTTTTATTAAAAGATAGTGTTTTATTAAATACTGAAACACTTTTAGATTTATACCCAAAAATATCAAAAACTATTACACATACATATAATTATGGAATTTCATTTTGGATAAATATTAATCCTCAACCACCGTCTACAAATGTATCATATTCAGAAAACACTAATTTATTATCATATGGAGGCAAACCATCTATTTTATTTAATGCACAACAAAATAAAATAATATTTAATATTAGAAACAATTCTAATGCGAATGATACTATATTTTATACTAGTGATATTCCTTATCAAAAATGGGTAAATATTATAATTAATTATCAAGGAGGAACACTTGATATATTTATGGATAATCATCTTGTATCATCAACCCCTAATATAATTCCATATATGGAATATGATAATATTATTATTGGAAAAAATAAGGGTATTTATGGACATATTAAAAATGTTATATATTATAATCATTATTTAACGCGCCATAAAATATCTTGGTTATACAATTATTATAAAATGAAATAATCTTTATTTTAAAAATTTATAATATATTAATATTATATTATGAATACAATACTTTTGATAATTGTTATATTAATTGTTATATGGATAACATATAAATCATTTTCTACAAATTCAACATTAAGCAATAATAATAATGGTAAAAGTCAATTAATTATTTCCGATAAAGATTTAGATACATCGAATTTGAATAGTTCTAATTTTACATATTCTATATGGATATATATTGATGATTGGTCGTATAGATATGGACAAGAAAAAATTATTTTACAACGAGTTGATGCTCAAAATAATATTTGTCCTAAAATAAGTCTAGGCGCATTTCAAAATAATCTTGATGTTGCAATTAATACATATCCCAATAGCACAGATAGTTCTATAAATGTATCTTCTAGTGCAACACAAACACATAATTGCCAAGTCAAAAATATACCTATACAAAGCTGGGTGCATGTATTAATTAGTGTAAATGGCAGAACACTTGATATATATATTGATGGAAAATTAGTTAGAACATGTGTTATGCCAGGTGTAGTAAAAGTGCCTGATATATCTAATGTATTAATAACACCTAATGGCGGATTTTCTGGTAGTACTTCTACTATTAAATACTTAGCAAATTCAACAAATCCACAAGATGCGTGGAATATGTATAAAGATGGGTATAATACGGGATTTATGGGTCAGCTTTTTAATAAATATAAAATTAAACTATCATATTTAAAAGACAATAAAGAACAAGCAAGTATTCAATTATAAAAATAAAAATCTAATTAATCTAATATAGAATGAATTATAATGGCAGAGATGTTTTAGATATTGCAAAAGATAATGTAAAACTATTAGATGGGTATACATCCCCTGTAATAAATGATTTAAAAACTCGAGTGCAAAACCTAGGTTCATATTTACCAGAAACTAGTTTTCCAACATTAACTACCACAAATGATTCATTTAATTCATTTCAATCAAGTAAAGTTATTAGTGGAACAAAAGAGTTTTTAGAGTCTAATAGCATTATATCAAGATTAGCGTTTTTATTAATGCTTGTATTTATATTTATTATACTTTTACGAATAGGTATTTATATAATATCAAAAATTATAGGTCCTTCGGAATATCCAGTATTAATTAATGGTATGATTAATAGTAAAGAAATGCTTATTATTCCACAAAATCCAAATATTAAAAATTCTATTGAAATTCAAAGGTCTTCTAATAAAACAGGTGGCATTGAATTTACTTGGTCTACATGGATATATATAGATAATCTTACGTATAAGGAAGGACAATATCGTCATATATTTCATAAGGGTAATGATAGTATTAATATGACATCTGAACCAAAAGGATTGAATTTTCCAAATAATGCACC